GGGCTGAGGCAACTACTTCCTTATTCTCATCAGAACTTTCTTCTGGAAACAATCCTGCAATAGCTCCACTTGTACCTTCAACCAAAGCATCGCGTATGACTGCCTGGTCTTCTTCTGCTGGCTCTTCATTATATAACCCGGCAACGGCATCCTCAGCATTTTGTACGATAATGTCTTTAACCGCTTTAGAGTCTTCCTCGGAAGCTTCAACCTCCGTAAACCCTGCCACACTGTCCTTGACACTCAGCTTCAGGGCGTCAGCAATCTCGTCAGCCTCTACCCGCGCTGCCGCGTCTGCAATAATTTCTTTAGCAAGGTCTGGGATGTCAGGAGAAAGCGCCTTGGCTTCCTCTGGGGTCATAGAGGTGTGAATTATCTCCTTTAACTTCTCCTCCACAAGCGCCTGAGTCTTATCCTTATCCCCATAGGCACCTTCTTCTAAGCCACCGCCCATCACTGCATTGACGAGATCCTTTACGATCTCCTCTGCTGCAGGCATTGCGTCAAACTCACCAGCACGGAGCCCACTAGCCAAGGAGGCTACAGAATCCCCTGTTTTCTTGGCGTCGTTTATGAGTGCTGAGTTAGACGTATAGGTAACGTTGCCAGCAGAGTCAATAATTTTTACGGCTTTAGTTAAACCCCCGTTAGCTGAAGGTAATAGGCTGTAGTCCCCTTCCTTGTCATAGTTCCTAGACGGTCCTTCAGGGTCACCTGGACTGGCGTTCTTCAGAGGTTTAGTATCATCATTTGTGAAATACTTAGATGAACCGTCAGCGTTTTTCACAGCAACGCTGGCCTGGATGCTTGAGGCAGCTGACTCAAGCTTAGTCCCTGCCGACTCCAGCTTGTTGCCCGCAGTTTCTAGGGCGTCTGTTGCGCCATCTTCTTTTGTAATGGCTGTTTCTAAAGACCGCAGCCCTCGGGTAACTGCATCTAAGTTAGCCGAGTTAATCTGGACCGCAGCCGTAGCTAGTTTTGACTGCTCTATCAAAACTGCCTCAGCTTTTCTCTTAGCCTCTTCTACAACTTTTAACTCTTCTATTATTTCCTTCTGTGCCTTCAGAGCGACCTCTTTAGCTTCGGTCAGGAGAAACTGAGCCTCCGCCCTGTCTCTCTTATCCCTGGCGGGGTCCCAAGGTGCACCAGTATCCTGACGTTGTCTGAATAAGTCTCCTATGTCAGCAATGGCTTCGTTGGCAAGTCTCTGCGCCTCTTGAGGGCTTTCTGCATTGGCTGCGGTCTTGATGTCGCCTGCTACATTCTGTCCGGTATTCGGGGTCCCAGTGATATCCCTAAAGGCATCGTCAAAAGTTTTTATGATGCCTTTCTCTTTATCATAAGCTTTTGCCAAGTTGTTCCTAGCAGTTGCCAGTGCCTGTGAGGCAGAATCTAACTTACCCTGTACCTTAGTGGCTTCGTCTATGGCGACTTTCTTTAGGTCTTCCAGTCCACCTGTATATATGTCCTGGGCGTTATTAAGCTGATCCTGGACTACAAGGGCTTCCTTAACCAAGGCTGCAAGCTTGGGGTAGTCCTTAAGGAGCTCGACCCCCACAGGATTATCTAAACTACCTAGTAACTGGCCAAGATCTTTACTCTCTAGGTCAGTTCCCCCTATGGTGTCCTTTAGCTCTATTCTTAATGCCGCTTCCAGCGCCTTCTTCTTGACTGCAAGTAACTGTTTCTCTATTTCGTATTGCTCTCCTAGAAGTCCGGCTATCAGTTGCTGGTCATCGGCCTCAGCTCCTTTAGCTACGGCAAGTTCCTTAGTGATGTCGTTTAAGCGGCTTTGCTGGAATAACTGCCCACGTTCCTGCTCGGCCAGTTTCTCAGCTGCGCCAACCTGAATCGCCTTGGCGTCATTAATCTGTTTTGATATTCCAGTCAACTCTACGTTGAGTGACCCTATCTCGTCATCGAACTTCTTCTGGTCTTCGACGCTTTCCCCTGAGAGAGTTTTCTTTTTCTCATTCAGGTCTATTAATTCCCTTATAATCTCTTGCTGCCGCTCCACCTGACCTTCGATGACAATTTCTTTAGCAAGCGTTTGCTCCTGCACTCTTGCTCTTGACTCTACGTATTCTGTCAACTCTTCCTGGTAAGTACCCTGGTCCTCTACAGGTATTAACCGTTTCTTTAAATCGTTTATTTCCTTGGTCTGGAATTCCTCGAACTCGACTTTGAGGTTGTCTTTAATGGCCTCAATAGTGGTAACTAAACCTTCAAGCCCATGCACCCCCTCTATTGCTGCGAGGACTTGTGAAATCTGAGCTGCGTCCTCTTTAGCTCGTTCTATAAGGTCTGCTTTTAGTTTATCGTAACCATCCTTCCTAATAACCTCTGCACTCTTTATGGCCTCTTTGAGCCCCTCGGTGCTTTTAGTCCCGAAAAAGCCACCAGTAATCGCAGCGAACCAGTCCTTAAAATCCTGGCCTACGTCATAGCCCATGTTTTTAAGGAGGTTTTTGCTATCATCAACTCCCTGGGCATCTTTTTTGGCCTCTTTTAGAGCGTCCGCTACTTTGTTGTAGGCATCAAGGGCTCGTAGGATATCCTCCTTAACAGTTTCCCTAAGACTATGCTTCTCAGACGCCAGGTGGTTTAGCAGCTCCCCAAGGCCCTCTTCAGGGTCTTGGGTTTTGTAGAAGTCGATAACGCCTTGGTAGGAAGTTATCGTAGACGCCGCTATTTTCTTCTGCTCTTCTGAGAGGGACTCCTGTTGAGAAATGGCCACTTTCTGCTCAGCGCTTCTGTCTTTAGCGGAAACCTTCAAAGCCTCTATATATAGCTTCTGTGTTTCTAGCCGCTCACTCTCTGCCTTGGTAATTTCAGAGGAGAAGGCTATCAGGAATGTACTAAGGTCGTAGCCATCTAGCGCACCTTCCTGCAGGTTAAGTAGTTTCTCAAAATCTGCCTTCATCTCCTTGAATGCTTGGGAGGCTATATCTTTAGTTCCCTTCGCCGCGTTCTTAAGGAATGCTAGTATGTCTGCGTCTTGCGCCGTAGTTGAAAGACTGGTAATGAGCCCGTCTGCCCCTACCTCTATCTTTACCGCAGCCTTTTCAAAGTACTCTTGAATGCTGGCGTCAAGTCTATCAATATCCTGCTCTATTTCGACAAGCTCTAGTTTGTCTTCTTTCTTCCTTCTTATTGCAGTAGCCAACTCTGCCAACTTAGTTTTAGCTGATTCCACCTGCGAGGCCAAGGCATCCCTTATTCCCTCTATTTTATCCAGGGATTCTTGCAGACTGTCTGGGAGGTTTTGGTAGATAAGTGAGCCAACCCCAACGACTACGCCAACTATCACATTTAATTTGGTGACCCATCTGAGCAGAAATGCCCCCAAGGTTTTGAATATGCCTGAGTTCTTCTTAAGGCTGACTGTCGCCGTTGATAGTCCTGTTAAAAAGCCTGCAGGGATGAATGCTTTCAAGGTAGCCAGCAGCGTGTATACTCCGGCAACTGTTGATAAGGCGTTTGTAATTTTGGTAGACGCTGTGCTTTCCGCTGAGGAGTACGCACTGGCGGCCCCTGATATGATTGTGGCGACTGCACCTGCCAAAGCAGACTTAACAACCCCAATCCCGGAGGACTTTGCAGCGACGGCTACAGAGACCCCTAGACCCACGGTGGCTCCTGCGCCTGAATCCCCCGTAGCTTCCTGCCTTTGCTTCCACAAGTCTCTCAGGGACGTGGCTGCCTCTGTGGCATTCTTAACAACGTCTTTTAAGCTGGTTACTAGGGTGCCGGACATATCTGCAGCAAGGACAGATAGGATTGCGCCCAGGTTTGCTGTTGCCTTTGCCAAAGATTCCAGCTGTGTGGTTGCACCCTTAGAGGCTGACCCTGCTCTATCAGTTGCCTGTGTGAGTTTTATGTATTCTTCTTTGTTAGCAATCAGGGCGTTAATAACGTTCTGCGCTCTGACATCGAAAACTCTTTGCGCGTCTTTCTCCCCAGACCCTGCTATACCCAGCTTCTCAAGTTCGTTAATGACGGACAGTAAAGGATTGTCTTTCTTAGTGAACCCAGCAAACATTCCCTTGATGGTTTCTTTAGATAGATCTTGGCCAATCGCTTCGTAGCGTTTAGACAGGAACGCTAAGGTCTTTGCATCAGGCGTTAGTAGTTCCAGTAACCCTTGTCTTAAACCTGTTGATACCGTGCTGTCCTTGATACCTACGTTTCTAAGTACAGCGATAGCTCCAAGGGTTTGATCGAGTGTAATTTTGTATGACTTGGCTGTCTGAGCAAGCCTGCTGAGGATGGTTTGTAGGCCAGTAGCCGTTGTTTTGGAGATGTTGACTACATTGGTCAACTTGTCAGAGATGTCCTCTACATCAAGCTCGTCGTAGACATTATTAACTGTACTGATAAGATCGGCAGCGACAGCCAAGGACGCGTTGGTTGCGGAGGCAAAGTTAGCTACCGCTGATAGCGTCTTGGCAATATCGCCTGTGCTTGTACCCGCCTGGGCGAGTACCTGAGCCGCTTCGGCTATTTCTGCTGTAGAGAACTTAGTGGTCGTCGCTACGTTCTTGATAGCGTTTTCTATTCTGACCATCTCAGTTTCAGTGGCATTAGCCACTGCCTTGATGCTAGTCAAGGCGTCATCTAATTCAACTACCGCACCTGTGATAGCTCTGAACCCATTCTCCAGCCCACCCAATACCCTGTAGGCTACTGCGTATCTAAAGAAGAGTCTTAGAGAGTTTGCAAACTCGGACACGGCTTTCTTAGGTCCATTCAACCCCTTCTCTGTCTGTTTCAGCTCCGCCTGTAACTCGTCTTGGTCGCTCGCTAATCGGTCAGAATCCATCCCCGCTTCATTTAAAGCTTTACCGTAATGCTCTAAGGCAACCAGGTTGTCCAGGATTGCTTTCTCCACTCCTTGTAGAGCGGCTATTTGTTTTGTTGAATCCAAACTGTCACTGGTAGTGACACGGCTTCTGGCAAGTTCAAGCTTCTCTTCTGAGGCTCTTAATTGCTTTAAGGCAACATCAACATCTTTGGTTCTGTCTTTTGACTTTGCTAGAGCGACATTAAGATCGTCAATACTTTGCTTGACGTTGTCTATCCCTATCTCAGCATCCTTTAACGCTTTAGTATTGAAGTTAATACCGGCGTCAGGAGAGTCATTGATAGCCTTCATCTTGGCAAGGAGGGTTTCCCTGACTCTAAGTTGCTCCTTAAGGATAGTTAGCTTTGCCTGGTCATCTGTGGTGTTGTTAGCACGCGCTTCCAGTAAGGCAATCTTCTCTATACCTTTCGCCAAATCCTTGTTGACTTTGTCTATCTCTTCTAATTTAAGCTTCTTCTTAGTGAGTTGCCCTATTTGCTTGTCCAGTTCTGCTGCCTGATCATCATTAACAAGCGCGCGTTGCTTTTCAGTCAGCTGGAATATGTCTTCTTTAACTTTTATCTGCTTAGCAAGGGCAACATTAATTTCCTGCAGGTCACTTGCACGTTCCCCTAGGTCGAGTGACGTAGCTAGCTTCTTGTTGACGTCAACAACTTTCTTGGATGAAGCGAGTAGAGCTTCTTGGGCAAGGACTATTTCCTTAGTCTTTTTTGAGGCATCATCAAGTCTCTTCACGTCATCAGCAGATAGTAAGAACTCCTTGCTGTCAGACTTTAACTTTATGTCTGCCAAGACCTTGCCAAGTGCTTTTGCCTTGGTAATCGCCTCTTCAATATTCTTTAACCCAGCAGGGCTAGTTTGTATGTCGGAAGTTGCTTTGACAACCTTCTGAAGTTCTTTGGCCTTTACGATGTAGTCTTTTAAAGCTGCCTGAGATTTTTCCTGCTGTACGGTGATGTCTTTTTGTAGCTTGAGTTCATCTTTCTTAGCGACAGTTTTGTCATTTGAGATGTTCTTGGCTGCAATAAGAAGTAGTTCTATCTCCCTAAGTTCTTTCTTGATCTCTTCCTCTAAGTCCACTTCTTTCTGGGAGGCAATGACCTTCTTGTCTCTTAGGTCTAGGCTCTTCTGGAGCAAAGCCTTTTGCTCTTTTAGCTTAGTGGTTTGCTTGTCTGTTACCGCAGCCTCGTTTCCTGTGTACGCTTGGCTGGTCTTTTTAATTTCAGAGATAGCTTTGTGAGCAACAAGTAAAGCCTCGGTGTGTTCTCGGGTTCTCTTGAGGGCGTCTACTTCCGCTTTGGAGTTTACTGCAGCTTCTTTTGCCGTGGTAGCCAGGGCATCCTTTGCAGCAGTGGCGGCAATCAGCGCGGCGGAATATGCCTGGGCTTCTTCCGCAGACATAGCCTCCGACTTGACTAACTCCTGCGACATTGCCACTACCTTGGCCAAGGACGCTTCCCTGGCTTTCTGCAACTTTAATAGCTCTGCGACTTCTCTGGTATCTGACTTGGAATCAACGTCGTAGTTATAGTCAGTGTCACCTAACTCTTTTATTGTTTCCTGTAGATTTTTTATCCGAGTCTTTTGCTGGTCAGTGAACTCGTTAAGGTACTTGTCAGCGACCCCCAGACTTTTTTGCAAGGCAGGCGCAAGGCCATTTAGGGATGTCCCCACCCCATCAGTGTAGCCTTGCAGGCTACCCATGCTGTCTTTATACCTGGTGGCGAACTGGTCTACAAACGTGGTTACTTCTTTTAATGACTTCCCTGCCTGTTGTTTAAAGTCATGGATAAAGTAGTCAGGCTGGTTCTTTCCTGCCCCTGCTTTAAAACTCCCCTTAATCTTGTCGACAACTTCCTTAAGCTTATCGGCAACGACCTTGCCGTCCTTGTCTATAATCCCTTCTGTCTTTGCAAACTCTGCCTTGAAAGCATCAGATACTGCTGAGTTGGCTTTAAACTTGGTGTTAAACCTGTCGGACGACTTCTCGAAAAGGGCTACTAGCTTTGTATTTATTTGGTCAATCTTTGGCTTTAACTCTCGCTCAACACTCTTAGCATCAAGAATCACTTCTGGGGTAACATCTACCTTAGCGAGCTTGGAGACAGACTCCGTAACTTCCTGGCTAATCTCCTTAACCAGTTTATCCACCTCGATCTTTCCGGGCAGTGCTTCTACGTCAATGTTCAGGGATATTGAGGGATTCTTACTTGCCATGATATTTGTACCAAAGATTTTTGGATTAGGATGGATACAAAAAAGGCCGCATAATGCGGCCTTTTAGGTTGTCGGGTAAAGACCTGCTTTTAACTATCAGCACCCATTGCTAGGAAACCTGATGGGTTAGAACCAATTATATCAGCAATATGTTCTAAGTCACCACCAACTCCGTATTCAGAGATTGCCGGTTCAAGAACTTTAAGCTCCAACTCGTTTGACGCGAAGTCATCAGAGTTAGTTGCCACTTCCATAGACCCTGCTGTAGAGGTTTTCCAGAAAGATACAGTGTTTGGACGACCAGAACTATTATCTTGCTGGATTAATGTAGCAGAGAAATAGTTGGTTTTAGACACCGCACCAATAGGCACTTGTTGCGCTAGGTAAACATGGAACACTGTCCCAGTTTCTGTCAAAGCGTTATAGTCAGACACTGTTAAGTGACTAGTTTTGAACGTTAGCACTTCAGCAGCAATACCAGCAATCTGAAGGATAGACACATCCTGTGGACGACCCTCAGGGTAGATAATAACAACGTCATCAGCCGCCATGCCTACAGCAGAAACTACTGTAACCGCATTAGCGCCAGAAGCAACATCAGCCGCTGTAGATAAAGTAGTTGCAACGTCAGTAGGCTCAGTGCCTGCTAAGCCATCACCTAGTGCAATACGTAAGTTTCTACGAGAGTACTCTCTCATAGTCGCAGAAATTGTAGCGGCCTGACGAATAATCGCAGTATCAACAATACGCTTAGGAAATCCGCCTTCTAAATCTACGTTTTCCTGTTCGATTGTGTAAGTCGCCTGGTCAATTAAACCAACCGAATGTGCCTGTGTTAGGAAGTTAGCTTCGGACAGCAAGCCTAGTCTTAACTCGGCTGTACCTATAAAAAATTTGTTAGTTTGGGGTGAGCCTAATTGAGCCATAGTATTTGTCCTGTAAGAAAGCTTTTAAATAATAAGTGTGTACACCCGAATATTAGCACAAGTATTCCTTATGTGATAGTATTAAAGCGTGGCTAGAGTGATAACTCGAAAACAGGATTCGTTACCCTGCTGCCACATACCCTTTCTAACGATATTCTAATAACGGAGAATACTATGTCTAGCAACATATCAAAAGCTAACCTCACACAAGCTGAATTAAAAGGAAACCTTCACTACGACCCATTGGCTGGTGTGTTCACAAACATCAAAAAGAAAAGTGGAATCGCTGTAGGCCAAAGGGCTGGGTGGTTACATAATAGAGGCTATCGCTACATAAAAATTAACCAAATAACGTATAGAACCGCTCGGCTAGCGTTCCTTTACATGACAGGGGCATTTCCTCTTCACCAAACAGACCACATCAACAAAATCCGCGACGACGACCGCTGGGCAAATCTGCAAGACATTACCAATAAAGAAAACTGCCGCAAGAAAGGCATGAACAAATCCAATAAATCCGGATTTAATGGAGTGCACTTTGTGAAAAAACTAAACAAGTGGAAAGCAGGTATCTGCGTGGACGGTAAACTAATCTATCTTGGCATCCACAAAGAACTCGCTGACGCCATAGCCGCAAGAAAAGAAGCTAATATAAAACACGGCTTCGACGAAAACCACGGGGCGACTTCATGACAGACTCTAAAGCATCCCTATTCTACAACCACAAGCTAGGAAGAAAGTTCCCAGTGTCCCTCATGGCCTTAGAGATGTACTCTATTAAAGTACAGGGTGCGAAGGAAGATAATGAGGTTTACGACACTCTAATCTATGTACTAGCCAATGCCTGTGGAGTTAAAAGCGCCACTAAAGAGGACATCGAGTATTTCATCTCAAGGATTACAGAGGTTGCCGAGGAACTAAATAAACGAGAAGGTAAATCAGAGGTCAAAGAGTCTCCCAAGAAATCCTTCGGGTCTTCTTATATGGAATACCTTCACGGCTTGAGCGTAGACTCTGCCATTTTAAAGATGGTGGGTTACGATATTACGGCAGCCACTGCACTCTACTGTGACATCGACAGGGAGGATACCATGTCTTTGGTGGCAGATTATTTCTCTGGTGAGGCTGAAGAGAACCTCGTCAAGATGGAGGCGAGTATGTACGGCAACGGGGGCAAGTATAAGGATGACGGCAAGTCAGATAAGTCCTTGGGTAAAGGAAGTAGCCATGACATCAACACGCCTGAAGGTTTTGCTAACCTAAAGGCGATGGGATTTTAGGTTATTTGAAACCAACCAGACCTTTTGCAACCGCAACATCTAACAAAATATCCATGTAGTTATCCATGTGGGTTCTATATTCCTGGCCTCTCTGCACCATCATCTTAGAGATAAAAGGTCTGGCCTCTGCAGCGTTACCTACTGGGCCAGTCTCTAGCCAGGCGATCTTTCTCAGCTCCAGAGGCATACTGTCTCTGGCCATTGATCTTGAGTGGCTTTCGTGTACAGTCCTTTTAAAGAAAGACTGGGTGAGCAGTTCGTCAAAGTATTTCCCTCCGACTTTCGGGGCAGGCATTGATATGTCGATTGAAATTCTGTGGATGTTCCCGCTAGATACTTTCTTAGAGGCATGAACCTTCATCACCCCTTTAGTGTTTCTTATGGACTGCTTGTAGCTTTTTGAGAATCGTATGTATTCTTTATACAACCAAGGGTACTGACTTTTAGAACTACCCCTCTCTTTTACCCAGAACCTTTTGGCAGTCTTCATTGCCCTGCCTTTGCGGTGCTTATCTGCGTACCTTTTCCTGCTGGCATACTTTGGACTGAATTCAGCCATGCCGTAAATGTTGTCCGTAAACCCAATACCGTTCTTAAACACTGCGGCCAAATCATCCAGAGAATTTATGTAATGTTTCTTGGTGTCCTCTGTAAACTCTTTCTCTACCCGAATACCTATTTCTTCGACAAGCCTATCCGTGGCGTCAAGGAACTCTCCCTTCAAGGTTTTATTTCTCTTTCCTTTTGAATTCGCAGCCGTCTTCCCTATATCCGCAAAAATCCTCGCGGTGATTGACTTGGTCAATACTGCTTGGTCCTTAAAGACAGCTTCAGCCACTAGATAAGCCTTTGAGCCTTGGCTATGATAGTAACCATTCTGACTCCAGACACTCTTTCATACTGCTGAGCCATAACAGCGACACTAATAGGCATCATGGACCCGCCTTTCGCTCCTGCTGTTAAGCCTGAGTAATCATAGATATCTATACTCGCACCAATAGAGAATATCTTTTTAATTTTCCCTGCCAACGTGAGGATATCGTAATTGTACGGGTCATTAACCGTCCTTGCTCCAATGTTAAATGTAGCGGTATACAAAGGGTCCCCTGGATTGTCATCAAGCGTCAGTAACTCCCACACAAGGTAGTCGTCATCTGAGTCAAACATTGCCTGGGCTTTGACCGTGTTATCCAGGTCCACGAAACCTACGGGGGGAGATTGTTCATTGCCCAGGTCAATGCCTAGTTTATCTACCGTGGACTTGAGTGCTTTTAAAAAATCTTCTTCTAACATCTGATTACCTTTTAATAAGCATGATTCGGGTGGTGAGTAATTCTGCCTCAGACTCTTCTATAAGGTAGCGAGTTCCGTCGATCAGCAACTCATTGTCTGGACTGACAGGGACGTTACCTGCAATGAATCCGTAAGACCTTGTGTAGTCAATGGCATCGTTCACTGCCGAGTCTGCTTTAGCGTACCGGGTAAGGTGAACTGCATGAATGATAGGGTCGATAACTTCGTTGACTATTGACGGGACACCTGCCGCGTTATTGGTCGTTTCAAAGGTAACGATCTGGGCGCCGTGAGTTTTGTCTAGGAGGGTGTAGTCGTAGAGGAATGCTTTGCTATACCTTATGGCGCGTTGTTCGGAGTACGTAATTCTCTCAAGGTTATCTCCTGCAACCTTTATAACATAATACGGCATTAAAGTCTTGTCTGTCAGAAGGACTCTGCGTGAGTTAAAGGACTGTCTCTCGCTAATCCACCTTTGATCTGACTCAAGCAACACACGTTGATTGGGGAGAGTTACAAACTTGTTCTGTGACAAGTCGTAACCCGCAACAGAACTTTTTGCTAATTTTTTAAATGCTTGGTCCAGTTTCATTAGGTCTATTCTCGTAGGCGTATTCACCATGGTATTTGGTTGCCAAAAATTTTCGATATTCAACTGCTTCTTGCAAGGTTTTAAAACCCTTCAATAGGATTATAATCCGGGGTTGCCTTCCCCATCACCGTATTAAAAGAAGTATAGGCAGGCACTAACTCTTTAGTCAACTCAGCCAACTTCCCGCTGGCCCTTATTCGCAGGGCCTCCCAGTCAATTTCGAATCTCAAAAATTCATCTTTGCCCGTGCCAAGAGCCTTAGGAATAGCCAGTGGTGACTCTGCCAACCGCAGCGCCCCATACCACATACACCATAACTTGAGCTTCATTTCCACCAACTCGTCACCAGACTGATCCTCGTGGTCTGGCATTAACTTCACCAGGTCATAAGTCATCTGCAACTCCATATCCTGCCCTAGCAATATGGTGTCGTCTATGTCAGATTCGTCTGTGCCAATGGCCGAGCGAATAGCATCTGTCGTGGTGTATAGTATTGCAACGGCCATTGTGTATCCTTATTTGTTGAATTGAACGTGGATGTGAGTGCGTTCGTTGATAACAGTGTAGTCTGGGCCTAGTACTTCCTTTAACTCTTTAGTCACGGAGACTTTCTCTGTACTGGTAAAGAACCTGTGTCTGAGGTCAACCGCATAACCGAAGTAATGGTAACTTCCTGCCGAGTGAGTTCCGTCCAAGGCGCTGGTTATCACCAGCTCCCTGCCATGATGTTTCCATATGTTGTTAGCCGCTTTTAGTACGAGTCGCATTTCAATCTGCAACCCCTGCATAGCTACGCCTTCTTTTATTTGCATGTTGTTATCTCTCTATTATTTCGTTTTGCACACTTTCTTATAGTGCCAGTTCATTAATAGCACCAGGGCAACGTACCCCACTAAAGACCAAAATAGTAGCATAGTAGCATAAAGTTCATTTAGGTATGAATGTCTCTCTAAGCAGCTCTATTATGTAGGCACTAAACACTCCTAAGGCACCTAGATACCCTAAGGCTTTATTTTTCCAGGCCTGTAGCTCTACAATTTTTTTCTCCAGAGTAGGGATAACCCTCGCTTCCAGGTTCTCCGAATTCTCCTCCAGCTTAGCCACCTTTTCCATAAGGACGAGTAAGTGGTTATCTTTTATAGCGCATCGAGATACAAGGTCGTCCACCTTGGCCCTGTAGCTATCTACGTCTGCATATCGCCCATTCTCGCTCATAAGGGGAGTTGCCTGATCAAGGTATTTAACTCCCTAAGGGATTCCTGTATCTCTTTACTGTTAGTTATTCCTGCAGCCCCACCTCTGATGGCGCAGTCTGAGTCCAATAGCAAATCCGCCAACTGGATTTCTCTATCTGAGTCGATAATCAGTTCACAGGTAGACCCATCTGGGGATATTTTCTTGTAGGTGTACGTAGCTCCACAGGCGGAAAGAAGCAAGGTAGCTGTAAATACTAACCCACAGCGTCGAAGCGTCTTAAGCAGGCTGCGTAAAGCTCTATGGCGTGATCGTCCCATGTAGGGTCTCCTTTAGTAAATATATCAAGCAACAAGGAGACCTTGTTGAAATTGTTTCTGTAGCCCCAAATCGGAGGCAGTGTAGCGACTATGTCGTTCTTGTAAATATAGCCTGTTTGCTTAAACCTGAAAGTTCTTTTAGACATAAAGTGGGTATAGGGAGTTCCAAGACCTACCCACTCTACGACGTTGTACCCTCTGGAACTGAGGATAGCGGCGGCCACCAGGGACAAGGCCCCTCCTAGAGAGTGCCCTGTGAGTGTTACCGGGTGATCTTTGTCTAGTACATTCTCTAACTGATCTGCTACTAACAACCCCCCTTTAACAAAGCCACAAGGACCCCATCCAAAATCTTTGTGGTACCAAGGGTAGACTCTGAAATTCCTCAGAATATCCCACAACCCTCCGTGGGACACTAAGTTAGAGGTCTCAGTACCTCTTACTGCCACACAGCAAGCTTTACCATCACTACCAGGGTATCTTACAAGCATTTCACAGTCGTTAACCGACAGGGTGGCATACTTGTAGCTATCTTCGCATAATTTTGCAAGATCACTGTGGCGCATGAGTTAGCCCTCTTTCTCTTCAACAGGAGGAGAGGAACACAGGCTTAGTACCCCAGCCACGATTTGTGTTCGTGTCCACTGATTGTCTTTGGAGTCTAAGCCGACGACATCCGTGGGTTTACCCTTAATAAATACAGCTCCGGTATATGGGTTACGCATGCGGGTTTTAGTTGCTGTTACTTTTACGTTAACATCTTCTTTTAGCCGGGCTTCCATGGACTCCTTTCGGGATGCTTCAGCTACGGTCATTGTGGCGGCGGGTGCTTTATCGACTTTATCCGCTTTATCAACTTCATCGACTTTATCGACTTTATCGACTTTATCGACTTTATCGACTTTATCGACTTTA